AGTTCGCCATAATAGCCTACTGGTGCTTCTGTACCGTTATAAGGAGTACCATCTTCGTATGTGTATTCGTTCCAGTTTGCCATAATTAAAAGGGTAAATCTGCGTTAATATTACCCTCGTCTGTATCTTCTGTTGAACCTACTTTTTGTATTTTCCACGCATCAGCACTAGTATAGTAATTACCGTTGTACTCTCTACTAGACAAGTTAAATAATATTTCGACATTATCCCCTTGCTCTAAACCATCTAATAACGATAGCTTATCTTCTCCAAAAAAATTAAAGCACACCTCTGAATTGTACTTAGCACCGTTATCTATTACGACACCTTGTTTCATCCATTGTTTACCAGCTTTTGTCATTCCAGATTGTTTATCTAGCATTTTTACTACTCTACCTTTCATTTCTAAATTCATAATATAATTGTTAATGGTTAATGTTTACTTTTTAAAACTTTCACTTTCATCTTCGCCAAAGACATTTAGACTATATAGCCCAGCTAACTTTAAACACGCCCTAGACATTGCACGTTTTTCTGCCATTTCCATTACGTACCACGTGTTAGTCGAACCGCTTTTAAAGTCTTGACCTTTTAAAGCACTACCAAAGGTTTCGATAGTTGCACCAGTCTCAATAGTTGCGTGTGCTTTTACTACTGCAAAGTTACTTTCGCACTTAATTACCTCGTAAGATATAGATATGCCTAAAGAAGCACATAGCTTGTCGATACCGCTTCTTGTTATGATTGTGTAGTGTTGATGCTTAAATACATCTTCGGCTACTAAGCCATTATCTTTAAATAGCTTGTTTAATGTGTCTTGCTTTGTCATTAGTGATTTGTTAAAGTTAATTGTATAAGTCCTATGTAGTCTGCTAGTATTACAGTTCCAGCTACAAACATAGCTAAAGCAAATGTAATAAAATCGTTTTTAGTTTTCTGGCTCATATTATAAGTTATTAATAGATTTGTGTATGTCTTTTAATATCTCAATAGCTAAATTGTAAGCCACTTTTTTACCCTCGGAATAGTTAGCCATCAAATTATTATTATCGTTTGAATAAGATGCCTCTGACTGCTCTGAAAGGTCTGATAATTCTTTTAGTACAAGTTCTTTGCAAAGTATATTATAGTTTACATCGCCTAGTTTAACTTTTTGCACTTGTAAGACAGTATCGTTAAAAATGCTCTGGAATTCGTTTGGGTCTATCATTCTGTGTATTGTTTAAATTAATATTTGGTTTATACCACCAAAACCCCATACCGTTAAGTATAGGGTGTTGATGTTTTTATTTATTATTAATTGTCCATTTGATTAAATTTAATTTCTGCATCTTCACAACTTTTGCAGCAATAAGAATTATTAATGTCATTTTTAGGCTCTTCACAATAGTAGCAATAACCCGTTGTATGGTTAGATAAATTTACAACGATTTTTGGCTTTAATACTTTTTTTATTTTTGGGTCATTGCTTTCTGATAAGGGATAATGAAAATTTGTCATTCTGTGTATAGTTTAAATTAATAATACGCAAATATAAACACATTTTAGTTTATAAACCTAATCTTTTATAAAGTTTTTTTTTGTAAAGTTAAATTTACTAGATATAATAAATTTAAAATAAAGCTATATATATATAACTATAACTATATATACTATAAACTATTAATATATATATATATATATATACTTCTTGTTTGTGTTACTTGGTTGTTACGCTTTTTGCGTAAGTAACTGATTACAAGTCCATTAAGATATTTATGGGTTGCGTGCCATTTTCTTTAACTACCATACACCCTATTGCTGGCTTTTTTCCAGCCTTAGCGTAAGCCATAGCGTAGCTCTCGTGGTTTATGCCACAACCTACTTGACTACCATAGATACGGTAATTTTGCCCTACGTAGTGTTCTGTGTAGCATTGTGTATGTAAATGACCTTGCACCGTATTCATCATATCGGCACGACACTTAGTACGTGCAGTACCAGCTTCGCCATGAATATACTGTACATCGTCTTTAACATAGCGTTCTACAAAATCCCATTGCGGTACTTCTAAGACATCTTTGTAGCTTTTAATCCACTTACTAGGTATTGCAGAAGTTTGTGCCTTACGCATTATTAAACGGTCGTGGTTGCCTATTAAAACAGTAGCGACTGGAAACGCTTTACGCCATTTAGATATTTTCTTTATAGCTAATTCTAATTCGTCAGCACCGCCCATACCATCCGCACTAGTTTCGTGGTAACTGCTATAATGGTTGTCTATAATATCGCCTATAAAAACTACCTCTGTACATTGGTGGGTGTCGTATTGCTCTTGGCAAAACTCTAAATATCCATCTAAACAGAATGGCTCGTGTAAGTCGCCTATAACTAGTATGTTATTGGTTTTGTATTTTCGGTAGTTGTGTATTAATTGTTCTTCGTCTGGTTTTAATCTATAACGATTGTTTGCCATTCTGTCTAATTTTGGTTATTTTTTCCATACCACGACTTCCAAAGTACGCAGTAAAAGTTACAATTAGTAAACTCTGGTAAATTTCTTGGTAGCCATCTGCTAAAGCAAATTCGCCAATATTACCATCAAAGAAACTAATTACAACAAATATAAATAAAAGAAAGATTAACGTGTATGGTCTTACGTTTCTTGCTAACAACGTACTGTTAGCGTCCGCTTGCCATCTTGCAGTTACGTTATCTTCTATTACTTTGGTGTACTCGGTTTCTAGTTCTTTAAACTTAGCTTTTAATACTAGTTTTTCTTCTTGACTAGTTACTACCTCGTCAATTAATTCAGTAACACCGCCACTAAATAACTCTTTTATAATACCTCCTATTGGTAAAGCCATATCGCACTTGGTTTATCCATATCCATATCTACGTGTATAAACATTTTAGCTATGCCTACACGTCTACCTAATCCTACTTTAAACAGAGCGTTTAGTATGTTACTACGTTCTACGCTTGTTGTTGCTAAAATATCTACTGCACACCCTTTTAAATGGCTACTGCCTATACGTCCGCCCACTTTCATATTGTGTTGTTTACTTCTGTAACCGCTAGTTATTTTAAACGGTGTACCATCAGCTAAACTACGTGCTTCGTCTAGTTTGTGTAAAAAATCTAAATTCATTTTTCCACCATCAGAAATAGGTAAACCGCTACCTTTTTCGTCTGGACTGTCAAACTCTTCAAAATCAAAATACTTTAACATTATTTATGTATGCAATTAGTGCGTGCTAATTCTTTTTCTAACTCTATTAGCCTATCTTCGCACTCGTTAATAATCTTTATCTTTTTTTCTAATCTTTGTTCTAGCACTATAATATCTTTGCCTAACTGTGAAATGTTAGCGAATACAGTACCAGCCATAAAAATTACGCCTATTACCCATATTATGTTACCTATACTTATAGTAAAGTCTTTACCCATCTATCTACCTTGACCTTTGTACTTAGACTTGTAACCGTTTTGCCCTTTAGAAGCGTTCTTACTATGTGTACTTGGTCGTTTTTTGTTAACCTTTTTGCGGTATGTACCGCCTACCATTTTAGCCATTACTTACGTTTATTACGATAGTATCTAAATCTATCTATTGTGTATATAATAGATACCACTAGCAAAACTATTTGTAGTGTTTGCTCTACTGCGGTAAAGCTAATTGCATACGATACGCTATTTAGACTTAGTACGTCTGCGTTTTCTTTTATTAGATTTTTCATTCTGTTTATCTAAGTAAGTTTTTAACTTTTCTATGTTATCTTCTTTAGGTTTATACATCAAAACTACCGTCTAAAAAATCTCGTATAGTTATTCTATTGTTTTGCTCGTAAGTATCTAAATTCATACCGCTAAAGTATGTGTCTTTTGTAGGGCTTAAATCTGCACCGCTATTAGTAGAATACTCTGTAAACAAATCGTTATTGTTTCTTAGGTAATCTACCAAACGTGTAGCGTAGTATTCAGCAGTATTCTGTATAATGTTACGCATATACTTAATATCTTCTAAACTTGCTGGTGTGCTAGTTTCTGATATTTTACGTACTATGTCTTTATTCATTATTTTGTACGACAAAAAAGGCATACACTCAAATAATGAGTAATGTATTAAAACTGGTTGTATATATGTATCTGTAAGCGTTTTGTAGTTGCCACTTAAAGAACCAGCAGTTATATCAGCTTGTATCTTATCGTACAAGTCAGTACCTAGTAGCTGGTGTATATGTATGTCTTGTGCTACCTTAATGTATGGTAACAATAGTTCTACGTCTACATTACCGTTAATAGTAGTAGACTTCTTTATAGTGTCCTCACTTATAAATAATACTGCCATTTTATTTATTTATTATAATAATTTTTTTTGTGCTACTATACTTGCATCTAAATCAACAAGTAATTTAATAAACTCTTTTACACCGTTAATTTCTGAAACTGGAACGCCTAGTTCGTTTGCTTGTTTATTAATTTCTTTCAATAAAGAATTACCACGTTTTGAAGTTTGTTTTGCTTGGTCTATACTAACGTCTATACTTCTTTTGACATCTTTTAACTCTTTAATATTAATGTCAAAGTTTTTTAATTCGTTAGATATATTCTTAGATACATTTTTTATATCGCCTACTAAGTTTAATTCTACTTTATGCGTGTCTAGTTCTATACCGTTAAACAGTTTACCTAGTGCTATGTTTAAATCTTTATCTTTCATAATATTATCTAACTTTTAATTTACTAAATACAGACGTTAACATTTTTAAATCTTTGTCAGTTTCTTCTGCTAAAGCCCTTACTGTATCGTTAGCTACTTCTTTAGGTAATTTTATACCTAAATCTTTAGCACTACTTTCTATGTCTGTATGTAATTTAGCAGCTTTATCTAAATCTTTTTTTGCTGCTTTTGCACTTGCAATAGCTTTAGATAAAAAACCTTTTGCAGCATCCATATCGTCTACATAATTTGTGTAGCTTTTACCTCCAGACTTACGTAATTTTTTAAAATCGTCTACTATACCTAATTCTACTTTTTCAGACTTTAGGTTTAGTCTGTTTTGTTCTTCGCTTAAATTCTTATAATAATCCATATCTTTAATATCCTTTTTTATTTTATGTAATCACTTGCATAGTTATTAATATTTCTCACGCTGCCCATAGCTTTTTGTGAGTTTTTGTATTGTTTTATATCTAATACATTTACACCTAATTCACGAGCATTATTAAAAACTTCATTTTGTTTCTTTATAAGTTTATCTTGTTCACTAGATAATTTATTTAAGTCATTTTTTATATCTTTAATAAAGCTATCTAACTTATCTACTGATTTTGTTATTTTAGCAGATTTTATAAGTACATCATTACTAATTTTATTTAATTCATCAATAGCACTTAATTCTACTTTTTCAGACTTTAAGTTTAATCTGTTATGTTCTTCGATTAAATTTTTAAAGTAATTCATATCTTTAATATCCTTTTTTATTTACAAATCCATTTTTAGGCATACGCTTCGGTGCTACTGGTACTTTTTGGTCGTTTACTTCTGGCTTAAAGCCTTGACTACGTGCCTTAGTAGTAGTTATAGTCTTGTCTGCACTACTCGGTCTTGCACCAGCTTGTATATAAATACGTCTAAACCATTTATGATGACAATTACCACCGCCTTTAAAATGCCAGACACTATAAGTATCAGCACCATTTAAGCCCCAGCCTTTATTTACTGGCATAGTACCCATACGTAAAATATCTTCTTTACGGTACACTTTGTTAGCTGCGGTCATTTTACTGCAAAATTCTCTTTGTTCGCCACTACTACGTGTTAAGCCTTTATCTTCTGTGTACACGTAACGCACTCTATATTTAGTTTTATGCGTTTGTGTGCTTTCGCCATCTTGCTTACTCTTAGCGTTAGGTATTGCCCTACCAGTAGTAGCTAGTTCTAATTTTTCTAAATTGTATTCAAAGTCAAAATCTTCGTGTTCGCCCTCTGCATCCTCTTCGTCTATTAATTGCCAGTCGTCAAGGTTTTCATCTTCGCCAAACTCTGCAAGAAAACTATCTAATTCTGTTAGCTTGCTAAAGTTTTGCTCTTCGGCTACTGTTTCTTCTTGTTTTTCTAAAGGCTCAAATCCTAAGTGCTCACGTATTTCGTCTTGCGTTAACACTTCTTTTAACGTATCAGCATCAAATATAGAATTTAACGGCTGCACGTCTTTTATGCTAAATGAACAAGTTATACCATTTATGTTTAAAAGCTTCTTAAAAGTCTTTAAAATGGTATTCTGAAACGGTTTTACGACCGTATTCATATATAGCTCGTATGCTTGTGTAAGTTCGTTACGCCCACCTAATTGCCCCTCTGTCTTAACTCCTAATAGCATAGGGCTTGTAACTCGGTGTCCTATCATTATATTTTGTATCGTCAGTTCGTTTAAAACTGTGTACTGTTTGTCTGCGTCAGACACTTGTATAGGTAAAATTTCTGGCTTGCTCTGTGCATCGTCAGAAAACGTAAGTACAAATTTACCAGCGTTATTAGCACCAGTAAACTTTTTAGTAATTTGATTTTCTATCTGTACCCTCTCTTCACGACTGGGTACGCCATTCGCAAAGTTAATAAAGTAGCTACCAGAAAAACCGTTAGCTATATTGTTTAAATGATAGTCGGCAGTTAAATTATCTATCTGCACCCAGTTAGTAGAAGCTACGTAGTCTGGTGTGTGGTACAATTCCATAGCTGGACTGTATAGACCACTATAAAGTAATTGGCTACCCTCGCTTCTATCCATCATATTAAACGCAGTTATACGTTTTGGTGCGTATTCTTTTTTACGATATTGCGACCAGTCAGCAGAAACGTAATACGCTTCTACCTTGCCATCTTCGTTAGGTACACCTACACGTATCTGTTCTACTGGTATGTGGTAAACCTCTGCTATCTTAGTCTTATCTTTAGACCATATTATATTTAAAGCGTAACCGCCTTGTAGTTTTAAATCAAAAGCTAGTTTAACAAAAATTTCGTGTGCAGTTTCTTCGCTATTAACCGCACCTAGAAACTTCTTTAAAGCTACATACTGCGTTAAATCTTTACTATCTTCTACTATAAATTCTTCGCCAGCTATCATAGCAGACGTAGCATTAATAACAGAAGCGTGTGTAGCACTATTGTTATATAAATCTATAAGGTATTTAGGGTAGTTGTTTCTGTATTCGCCATCTCCGTAACCTATCCACTCTGCACCGCCTACCTCTATTGTTTTCGGTTGTACTTCGTTAGTTAAATTTATATTTATTAATCTATCTTTCATTTTTTTATTTTTAGACTGCTTGTACCGCACTTTCGCACCTAGTTAAATCAGTACCTACTAACTCACTTTTAAAAATGGCTACACTTAAAATGTCGCCACTATACTGTGTGTTAGCTACTGCACCGCTACCTATTTGGTTTATGTCAAATAAATCACTAATAGCAGACGTTACACTACCACTTTCTACACCGTTTAACCTTACCTTAAATACGTTGCTTGTAGTTCTTATGCAAGTTAATAAAAATGGTTGCGTAGGAAACGATACATCTTCGCTATCTTGTTGCATCGGGTTAATTTCTGACTGTACGCCATTTGCTTTAATAGCTATACGCTCATTGTCAGCAGCTCTGTACATTTTTATTACGTCATTACCGCCTTTACCTAGTGGTGCATCGTTAGATAGCGTACCAGCTTCGTCTGGGTCTAAGTGCATAATGATAGTAAAGGCATCTAAATTTAACTGTGTTTCTAAACCTAAAAATTGCCTTGCACCATCGAAAGTTACCCTACCATTTGTTGTACTCGTTGGCTGGTCTGCACTCGTAGGTTGTATCGCATCGTTACCGTTAGCAGACTGGTCAGCCCACGAAGTTACCGAATCGCCAGACTTTGTTACGCCTACGCCAGACCTTAGCCATACTTCTAAACCCTCAAAATCTAAAGGGCTAAACGCTTTTAGTCTATTGTTAAGTTTTAAAGAGTTGCCTAACTGCATACTAGTTGTTATAACCTATTGCTAAACCGCTAGTTAAATCTATTGCAGTAAATGGTGCGAATATAACCGTACCAGCTGGTATAGTTTTTCCATCTAAATTACTGTCGTTAGTTGCTCCAGTTATAGTACAATTTGTTATAACGCTATCGTTTACAAAATGTACCGCATAGAAGTCTTTAGAAGTCTGTGCAGCAGTTGTAAATACCTCTACCGTTCCTTTTTTACCTAACTGCTCGTTAAGTAAGTCTGTTGTGTTTTTTACTGCCATTTTATTATAGTTTTGGTAATTTGTTTACAAATTTTATAAAAGTATCTGCATCTTTTTGTAAATCGTCAGAAATTTTAATTGTGTTGTTATATAAAGAATAATCTAACAAATCGTTTGAATTTATATCTACACCTAATTCTTTAGCTAATTTACGTGCTTTATCTACTTTAGTTTCTACATCGCTTTCTGCTGCACGTAATTCTTTTGCATATTTTGACATATTTGCAATATCGCCTTTTAGTTCGTTTGTAGCTTTTTCTATGTCTCTTACTGGCACGTATGCGTTGTTTATAAAATGGTCAGCTTCTTTACGTAGCTTTACAAATTTGTCTAACGCTTTTTTTGCATCGTCAATTACTGCAAATTCTACCTTTTGTGCTTTTAGCGTAATTCTATCTAATTCGCTTTTGACCTTATTTTCAAAGTTTAAATCCATTATAGTTTAATGTATGATGTGTTATTATTCGTTGTGTTTGTGTTGTCAGTTGGCGTGTATTGTGTGTAACTTACTTCTGTTACGTTATTATCTTTAACAAACGCCTTGCCTTTCTCTACTATGCTACTTGTTGCTAATCCAGTATCGTTAGTTAAACTATTGCTAGTTACCTCATATATCGTATAAGTCCAAAAACCACTTTCTGTTAAAGTAATGTCTGTACCCTCTATTAGTCTGATGTTAGTATAACGAGCGTAACCAGTAATAGCACCGTAACCGTATTTAGCTTTATTAGTCATATCGTTTACAAACTTACATAAATAATAAATAGTAGTACCAGTAGCGTAAACTTTTTTCTCGTTTAGCGTAACTGGTAAATCGTTTGTAGTGCCTCTAACTATATGTAGCATATTATAATATATAAATAACTAGGTTTTATTTAAGTTTAAAGCAAAAAAAAAGGGCAAAAGCCCTCTTTTTCTTAGTTTATGTTTATTTTTATTCTGTTACCGTTACAGTAAAGTCTGAATTATCAAACGGTACAGTAGTATAAGCATTAACAAATAAGATAGGGTTACTTTCCATACCACTAAATGTTAAGTCGTAACCATTCATATCGCCAAACGCTACGCCACTATTACCAGTTGCAGTAGTCATTTCCATACCGTTCTCGCTACCTAGACACCAGATTTGTCTTTTACCATTCGCATCTACTGCGTTAGTTTCTACAAAAATTAAAAGTCTATTTTGAGCAAGTAACTTAATTTCGTTTCTATCAGCTATTGTTAACTTGTGTAATTTAATGTTTACGCTAGGCTCGTAGAATACTGTACCGTTGTCTGCACTTGCAGTTACAGTTTCAGTCATACTACCAGTACCACGTACTAAATTATACTTGTATAACGCTGCTGGGGATAAATCTAAATCAGTTATAGCACCGTTAGCAGTTGTTAATGTTGCATCAGCTAATTGACAAAAATAAACAGCACGAACACCGCCTATAATATCTTTACAGTCTAAAGTTCTTCCAGTTGTTAGTTCACACGCCATATTATTTATGTTTTAAAAGTATTATGCAGAGGGCATTACACCCCCTACACTCATACTATGTTAATTATTAGTCTAGTCTTACAATGTCGCCACCTTGTGCGTGTTGTACACCAGCAGTATATTTAGCTACTACTCTCACGTTGTCAGAGCCATCTAATTGTGCCATATCTAACATTTTAATTTCTGCGTGGTCAGACAATAAGTCAGTACCAAAGAATAAGTTAGATTTTTGAGCTACTGCCATTTTGTTGTCTAGCATACCTTGACATACTGCAATCTTAACACCCTCAAATTCTGGTGTGTATTGCCCCATATGGTTGAAAGGAAACGCAGATAATGCAGAGATAGCAGAGATATACAATTTGTAAGATTTTGGGCTAACGTAAATGTATAAATCTTCTTTAGAGTAAACTGCACTAGGTACAGAAGCTAAAGCCCCTTGAAAGTTAGCAATAATGTTACTAGCAGTAAATGCAACACCAGCACCGCCAGCGTTGTCAGCTTCTACAATAGCAGCATCGTTTTCGAATAAACCGTTACCAGCGTGCATAAATCCAGTAAAAGCACCAGAACCAGCAATACCAGCCCAGATGTTACTCTCTACGTGGTCTGCAATAGTACCAGATAGGTAAGACATAACAAATGCAGTAAAGTCGCCAGAGAAGTCTCTGTTGTGTGCACCAGCACGCATTTGAGATGCTTGCCAGTCAGCAAGTAAATCTTTTTTACATAAGTCTACATTAATCTGAAATTCTTTTGGGTCTAAAATTCTTTCAGTTAGTGTTAATGTTCCAGCATCTGTAAAGTCGCAAGAAGCATCTGCTACCAAAGAAGCACCAGCTACTTTAGTAATATTTCTTTTAGTTTTTACGTTTTCTAATACTGTTAAGTATTCTAAAGACGTAGCTGATTTTAATGCTGCTGCAATATATTGCCCAGCGTGTTCTCCAGCGTAGTTTGATGTAATATCAAATCCCATAGTTATTTATTTATTAAGGTTATATAGAAATCTATCTTGTGCAGATAATTTTTTGTACTCTGCACTAGACAATTCTAAGTTATTTGTTTTGTTGTGGCTATTAAATTTATTAACTCTTAATGGCTCGCCACTCGGAGCATCAGATAAATCTTCTACTTGCTTAGATAAGTTTACGTTTTCGTCTTGCAAGTCGTTAATGTTTTCGTCTTTTGCAAGGTTTTCGTTACGTACTTCGTCTAGTTCAGCTTTAATTCTGCTAATATCGTTTCTAACTTCTTCTAAAAGTTCTTTAACTACCGCACCTACTTCTTCTAATACAGTAGTTTCGTTTAGTTCTTCTTTAGAAGTTTCTACCTCTTCTACTTCTTCTTCTTCTGTTTCTTCTTCTTTAGCTTCGCCTACTTCTAAAACTACACCAGCTTCGTCTGTTGTAAATTCTGTACCATCTTCTAAAGCGTAAGTACCAGCTGGCATAGGTGTTTGCATACCATCTTCTGAAAGGATGTTTAATACAGTACCCTCTACTAGTTCGTCAGCTTCTGATACTATAATAGTACCATCTGCTAATTTATTTTCGTAAGCTAGTGTTACAGTTTCTTGTGCTTCGGTATCTAAACCTAGTGCTACTTTTATACGTTCTTTAATATCCATAGTTTTAATTTTATTTTATTTTTTTTAAAAGTGCGTTAGCTTCTTTAATCCCGCCCTTTATGGAAGCCTCTCTTTTGTTGTATAATTTTATTAAATCTTTAGCACCTAAATCTTTTGCCATTTTCATAGCATCATCTAAAACACCTTCGGCTATTTCGTAATTTCTTTTAACTTCTTTTACAGACGTTTCTATTTTTTGTAATCTATCTTTAACATCACTCATAGAATCTTCTGCTCTTTTTTCATATTTTAGCATATCATCGTGCAAGCCTAACTTTACTTTTTCAGCTTTGTCAAACTTTGATAGTTCTGTATAAAATTTATTCTCCATAGTGTAATATATAAAATATGTTTAAATGTTTTATTTTTCTAATTCTTTTAGTTTGCTTATTGCCCAGTTAACGCCAGCAGAGCCGCCCCACGCATCCCACATTAAACCACCGCACCCATCGCTATACGCTACGTCTTTGTGTTGCTGATGTCTTTTAAAGCTAGCCATACGTGCTATTGTATCACGACTTATAGGCTCTGAATTTGCTAACTGGTTTGCTCTGCGTTTTCCAGTAGCTTCGCCACAAGTACCCCAGCCATTCGCCTCTACCCATTTTAAAGCCCTTTTAGCGTTGTTAGTCGCAGCTTGTGGGTAATCTGTATAACTCTCTAATAATTCTTTGTTAGCTTCGTCCTCTTCTATAATCTCCATTAAAGACTTTACTATGTCGTGGTCGCTACAAGGCATATAAAATATGTCGCCATCTATACTATGTTCGTGCGTACCCTCGCATCCTAAAGTTTTAGCGTATTCTAAGGCATCTTTTTCGTCTGTAAATAATGGTAAGCCATCTACTTCGCCTACTGGCTCTGCGTATTTCTTTTTATCTTCTTCGTCTACCTTTGCTAGTGTTTGCATTTTGTCGATAAAGTAGCCCTCTATACTTAATCCTTTTAGTTCGCCATCTTTAATCCTAGACCATACCTCATCGTTTAAAACTCGCATAGCTACGAACCACGTACCTTTTGGTAATTCGTACCCATACAAGTTACTCTTATCGTTTTTGCTATCTTCTACTATCCAGCTTTCTACGGTGTGTACACCAGTTACTTTTTCTTCGTGTTGTAACGTAGCGTTGTTAGTGTTTTGGTGCTTCATATAAGCCTCCGCAGCCTTACGTACAGTATCAGCAGTAAAGTACACGTAGTAATTACGGTCTTTGTTAGCATCGTATCGGTATATCTGTTTGTAAGGTATTAACGCTGGACTAATAAGTAGTCTTTGCTCTTCGTCTACTTTAGCTAGTGTTAAGTTATTCTCTTCTGCATTAAAGTAAACAAAGTCTGTTTCTATTGCTGGACTTGTTACTAAACTAATTGCATCAATAGCTAAATCTTCGTTATCAGCATCTATAACTAATTCTACTATGTCGTAAGTCTGGTGTGCTTTTTCGCACTCTTCTAGCGTACTGTATTTACAGTCGCCACTACCATACTTAAATTTTCCGTCTTTACATTTTGTACAAGGCATATATATAATTTTAAATTGTTGCTTTACGTCTTATTTTTGTTAATTTATCTTGTTCTCGGCTCATATCGTCAGCTACTACAAAGGCTTTAACTACGCCACTAGTTGTACCGCCTACACCCTCACTACCAGCAAAAGCACGACCGCCACCAGCTTCGTTCATAGCACTAAGTAATGGTTTAAACATACTTGTACTACGTGCGTTAATTACGCTTTCGCCATTTGATAGCCTAGCATTTACGCTATCGCTAGTACCAGTACCAGTACCGTTAATTAAACCACCTTGTGCGTATGATGGTGTAGGTGTGCTTGCTATTTTATTTATATTAGCTATACCCGCTGCTACCGTAGTCGCTGCTAAAATCGGACCTAAAAGGGGACCAGCACCTACTGGTGGCGGTGCAAGTGCAGCAGCAGCACCCATATACGTATTAATTGTAGCTTGTAATATACCAGCCACTTTAGCTATTTCACTCTCTTCGCCCGCAGCAGACTTAATGTTGTCTAAACTATCGCTTATTATGTCAGCATCAGTTTGTGCTTGCCCTAGTTTGATGTTGGATATTGCATTTGCTTTTTGTTGCTCTAATGCTATTGTATCTTGCCCAGCTTTTTCAGCTAACCTAAATAACTCTGCGTATTGTTGCTCTACTTCTAATAATTCACGCTCTCTATCGCTTACACCCTCTGCTGCTAATTCTTTTTTAACGTCTTGTAGTTCACGTTGTAACGATACTTCGTTTGTTAGTTGCTCACTTCTAAAACCAGTTATTTGTGCTTCGATAGCCATTAACTCATTTTGTGCCTCTGTAAGTGCTATAAGGTTTTCTTGATTTTGTAGCTTATCAAATTCTACTTGTGCAGCCTTAACTTGTATTTGTTGTAAAGCTAACATCTGCGTAGCTTGTTCTTCTAAAACTCTACCTAATTCTTCGTTAGCTTTTATACGGTCTGCAAATGTAGCGTTTTCGTCATCCCTTACTTGTCGTAGTAATTCAGCTTGTCTATCATATTTTTCAATTAAACCTTGTATCTGCACCGCACTAAGTTCGGCTTGCTTGCCTAACGCTACGTTAGCGGTTGCACTTTCTACTGTTGCTTTAGTGTAGTCTACTACCGCCTTAGTAACTTCGGTAACAGTTTGTACCACTTTATCTACTGTGCCATCTACGCCAGTAAATACGTCTACCATTTCTTTACCCGCTTCTTTAGCTAATGCACTCGCAGCTTGAAACTCGCCAGCAAATAGTAATTTAATTGCAGAGCCTACTAATCCAACTACTTCT